ATCGGATATCTGGAGACTTCCAACTCAGCCATTCATTTAAACGCTCGTGAGGAATAACAATCACTGAGCGTTTAATATTTCCAGGTTCATGAAATTCTTTCATCATGGGATGGTCAATTGCGTCCATACCCAACATCGTTATTACGTTGGGTTACCTTCTCTTTCATTATTTTCTATCTGTCTGATTTTATTATATTCCTATTCTTACTACATATAACCTAGCATGACATGACATTACTTTTATTTGTGAGTAATATCGTGAGTAAATCTTTTTAACCCATAATGGTGGTTACTCACATCATGCTAAACGACTTAAAAATCAAGCAATTAAAAGCTAAAGAAAAAGTATACCGTGTGGCTGATCACTCTGGATTGTGTATTGAAGTTCGAACAACAGGGAAAAAGTTCTGGCGGTACCGCTATCGCTTTCTAAATAAACCGCAAATGCTGACCATTGGACAGTATCCAGAAATAAGCTTGTCTTATGCCCGAACTAAAACAAATGAGTTCCGGGAACAGCTTGCCAAGAACATTGATCCAGCTACAGTTAAGAAGACTGAACGCTTAGAGGCAATCCAGGCACAGGAAGAAACTTTCCGGGCAATCGCTAAAGAATTTTGTGACCATAAAAAGAAATCAAAATCGACGAACTGGTTATACGTTCGAAATCTTGCATATGAAGTCGATATCTTTCCTATGATTGGGGATAAGCCGATCAAGGATGTGAGCTCAGTAGATGTTAAAAACATTATGGACAATGCGATTAAGCGAGTTTTGAAATCAGGAAAAGGTACCGGGGAAAACAAGGCCATCTCAATCAGGCAAATTATTGCTGAAGTCATGCAGTACGCGATCATCTCTGACAGGTTGATCAACGACCCGACTTACGCTTTACGTGGCTATATTCATAGTCCAGAAACAGAAAATGCCCAACCGGTTAATTCTAAAGATCGAAAGTTGATCATGCCAAGCATTGATAAGTACACTGGCTCTATTAGTACCAAGAATGCACTTAAGGCACTTATCTATACGATGTTACGCACAGTCGAGATTCGTAGAGGCTTAAAGGAATATGTAGATTTTGAAGCTCGCACCTGGACAATTCCAATTGCGTCAAAATCCGATATTCTCGCCGGAAAGCGCAACATGAAGAAAAACCGTATTCATATTGTGCCACTATCAGATCAGGTTATGCATATCTTGAAAGCACAATTTGCTGCCTACCCTGACAGTCCTTATATTTTCCCTGGTGTGAATAATGACTCAATGATTGGACCAACAACTTTAAATCAGGCATTTCGGAATATGGGTTTAAGTCATATCACGATGCATGATTTTAGAGCTACAGCATCTACAGATCTGAATGAAGCGAACTACAATTCAAACTGGATTGAGTTACAGCTCGCCCATGTTAAAGGCGATAAGGTTAAGGCTACTTATGACCATGCAAAATGGTTAAGCGATCGTAGAAAAATGATGCAGGATTGGGCTGACATGGTGGATGGGTGGTCTTTGGTTGACAAAACTCAAAATTAGCAATAAATCTTGGTTGACAGATTTTAAATTTAGCAATAATCAGCAAAACAGCAGGCGAAGAACTATGGATGAGTGTCTTGAATTATCTTTAATTGAAGTTGTAAAAAATGACATTCAAAATTTTATTGATCTTGGGTATAAGCAGGTTGGTAATATTAGCAAGCAACAATTTGATGAAAAAACAAATATCGCAACAGTACATGTGGCTTTAAAAAAAGATCCAATGAATTATTTAGAGAAGCCCTTAGAAAAATATTTTAAATATAGGTTGATTGATAATGAGATAAAACCATTATGGAGTTATGTTAATAGTGATGGTTAATTTATTCAAAAATCCACCACTTAAGGATGGTGAATTTGAGAAGTAATTTTATGGTTTTGAGTGGGGTGTATAGTTGAGAAATTATTTGTCGAATATTTTATTGCTGACAGTAATAGCAATAATCATCGTCACTGCCTCTCTAATTAAGAGTTATTTTACCAATGAATGGCACTGGTTTGGTAGATCTGGGGCGTGGGCGACCATAATTGGTGTCATTCTTAGTGTACGACCGTTAATTCGAATGGGGCTTAGTGAGTGGATACAATCTCAAAACATAATCGACCTTGGGCACATTATCCCAACCCCTGAAGAAATTGAAGAAGATACACAGATATCTAAAGATGCATGCGCGGTAAAGATTGGAGTATTTATGTCGATCACAGGAACGTTGATTTGGGCTTATGGCGATCTTATTGGTGAATTACTAAAATAAACATAGGTGATATGGGGATAAAAATTTCTTGCTTGAGAGCTTTTTTTAAAAAATCAAATAGTAAGAATCCCCCTAATATGATTAATTTGCTTCATTCTCTGTATTGTTTTTTAAATATGGCTCTTTGAGTTCATCCATATGAAGGCATGTATAATATCCAATTTGGCACTCAGCCCCTGCATGTATTTTTTTGTTTAAATAAATTCCACTAAATACAGACAAAAAACCGAAGATGCACAAAATTCCCCATTTTGGAGCGATCTGCCAAAATGTAGAACTTCTTAGGGAGCTAATCCAGGTTATAAGAACTATCAATATACTTAAAAAACCGAACATTAATAAGCTAATTACAAAAACTAAAAGGGGTAGATCGAAGTCAGATTCAAGTAACTTAACTGAAGCATTCGTCAGGCTTATTCCGCCAAAAACAGTAATAATAATCGATGCGAATACGCCTAAGATGGTTATGTAATTTACCATCATGTCTTCTTGCATTTTTTTAGCTTTTTCAGCTGCTGTTTTAGCATCTTCAGCTGCTTTATCAGCTTTTTTTGAGATCTCTAAAATAAACTTTTTCTGAACCAACACAAGAGAAATATGCTGTGCAAATTTTGCATAACATTCTTTGATGTGTTCTTGTTCATGTGAGCTTATGTACTCTTCCGCCTTCTCCATTTCACTTAATACAGTTTCAGTAAAACTTGTAAAAGTTTCAGACAAAAAATCAAATTCACATTGAAATAGTATATTTGATATATCTTTATAGGGAAGCTTATAGAAAGTTTCACCAGAAGATTTATTTATAAAATCATTAACTGAAAACAGAAATAAAGATGCTGTTTTTTTAACAACATCTTTATCATTGTAGCTATCTGGATTTAAATGAATGTTTACAAGTTCAATTAATAACTGTTGCTGATTTTCATTCATAAACTAAAATCTATAGATTAAATTTTTTTTGCAGCCATCAGTTCGCTTTTTGTATATTTCAAATCCTTTGCTCCAGCTTTAATTTTGACTTCAAACGATTTCCAAGCTTTTTCTTCATGAGTTAATTCAACTAAATCAAAAGCATCTATCCTAATAAGTTTACGAATAACTTCCTCAGCTACCTTCTTGAAATTAACATTCTCATCAAAAATAGTTACATCAAATATTTGACGTTTAAAACCAAGAAAGCTCCCCTTATCTTCTACAAGGGTTGGCACTGTCTCAGAAATATGGCTTATACCAAACTTTTTAAAGTTATGATAAACATCTGTTACAACTGGGCCATATTGCCACTTTTCGAAATCTTCTTTAAAGAGTAGCTCATCACACTCTTGTAAATAGGCTGTTGAAACATAATATAAGATTTTTTGTAACTTTAATGGAGTGATGGTTCCAAGTTGTTTTTCACTCACAAACGCAATAATGTAGTTGGCAATATCCATTGCTGTATAGTTATTCATAGCCCACCTCACCTGTCGAAATAATTAAAACAATCTGTTCTGAACAAACACAAGAATTTAGATTTTTTAACATCGCTGGTGTGTCATATTTCTTCTACTTTTCTTAAGGGCAACAAGGAGGTAATCATTGAACAATTCAGAAGTTAAATGACTTAAATACATGTAATTTCCTCCTTATACAAAAATACCCTAATTAGCAAATGCTAAAAGGGTTATCCGCAACTATATCCACTAACAACAAAGCCGTCAATGAGTTTTGGTTACCACATGTTCGCTTAAATGCTTATCTCTTTTACTAATAAGTATGTTGAGTATTATCGTGAATCTTCATATATAAGTTATTAATGCTGACTAGAGTCAGGGCGATGTCGCGTCAAAATCTAACACAGAGTTATTTTAGTTGGGCCGGTATCTTGACTATCAATAATTAGCTAGTAATATGAACTTTATTAAAAATCACATAAGCACATGAAATGAAAAAAAATTTATTATTGATTGGGGTTTCTATATCTTTAATTTGCACATTAGCGAATGCAGAGTATTACAAGGTGAATGTAAAGCGCGACGATAGCAACCTGTATATCGATACATCTTCCAATTTAATTATAAAAACTAAATATTGTTATGAGTATACGTATGGAGATGAAGCTGTTTTAATTTACGACAAATACTCATATTCAAATCAATTGGTTTTTAAAAATGGTCAAAAATGTGATGTAGACTGGATTGCTGTTAAGCAATAAACCAAGCCCTCAAAAGAGGGCTTTCTTATAAGCATTGGCTAACTTCACATCGTATTTATTTATCGCATAATTTCTGCCGTTATACCCTCTAGCAAACGCTTTCCAGTCCTTGTTTTTAAGAGCATTCACAAGATTGTTTACTTTGATATAGCGGCACATCGCATCAAGCTGTGAGGCCTCATCCTTGTACATGGCATTAATAAACATTTGCAAGGTTGAATAACCTAAAGCTTTCCAGTGATAACCCATCACTTGACCCAATCCCCACGAGCATGATTCAAGTGCCACATCACGATTAAGTTTTGATGCTCGTGCTAATTTATTATGTTGCTCTGAAAATTTACCGTAAGCACCAGGTGAAGAATTGCAAAGGTCTGGATATAACTTGGACCACTCTTTAGATTTGGTTATCCAGTTAATTGCTTGAAGGCCTTCATAGAATTTATGGCGCTCATAAAGAATAACTGGTGAGCCATCTGCATTAAAACCCGAGCCTTTGCACTCAACCTCCATCACTGCTTTTAAAGCAGCAACCTCTATACCAAGTGCTTTGGCTTGAGCTTGGATTTGATCATTGGTAATTTTTTTACTCATTGTCTTTATCCGAATCAAAAAATTTAGGACGTGCACCACTTTTTCCCCAGACATAAAGCTGTCGGGTAAAAAAGGCGAATGAAATACTGACGGTGGTATAAAAAAGTGTGCCGGCTGGACTGGCCACATAGTTGTCTTTAACCAGTAAAGCCACTCCAAAAATGATCGATAACATCAAAAGGAAATCGATGTGCTTTGGTAGCTTAATTTTTGGATGAAAAACCATGATTGAAAAAGAAATCACAAACAATATGACTGCTGTCTTACTTATGATTAGCAGCATCTTTATCCTCCTTTTTAACCCAACCTAGAATTTTTGATCGAGCTAAACCAAGTAATGCCTCCGCTGTACTCTTACCTGCAGCACCCAATACAAATCCAAATAACTCCGGGTGTTTTCCATTGGCTAAATAGGCGCTTGCAGGTTCAGCAAAAACGACACATAAAATAAAACCAGCAAAGAAGCCTATCCAGCGATCCCGCATCGGCTCTTTGCTTAACAGGAAACCAAAAGTTGCACCCAACACACCTGTAAACAGGATATGAGACTGACTTCTTATGCTTTCCAAAACTTGACTAAAGAAGTCCATAAACATCCCCTTTCGTCATACATCCCCCTAAAAAATTGCAATAAAAAAAAGAGCCTTTCGGCCCTATATTTTGATTAGTGTTTCGCTATCGGTGGATCAGTTGTGTAGTCATTGGACATGCCGCCCCCTAAATTTTGGTAATAAAAAACCCCGACTTAATTAAAAGCCGGGGTTGGTAGTGATTTGCTGTGTGTTAATCAATAACTACAGGACTTAGTTTTGTTTTAAAATAATTAAAAACAGATTGCACTTCTGTGGTACTTAATTTCTTGTTATAAACAAGTGCTGCATAAACTTCTGCCGATCCAACTAGCGATGTGTTATTAACACCCCACCCACCGATGCGCAAAGGATTTACATCTGCAAGGTTTCCAGCGTGAGTTGCAGTTTCTTCTACCAAGGTTCCACCTGCGGATACAAACAAGCTGTTAGAGCCTGACCCAATTGCACCTGCAATAAAGTGTATTTTGGAAAGATCTGGAAGATTGGCTGAAAGTGGTTTGCTTGCACCATCCAATTGAACCAATGGCTTTCCAGTAAAAAGTGCAATACCCTCATTACCAGAAGTTGGACCGTCGTAATTTATTGAGCTAATGAGAACAGCAGATGCTGTCGTTTTAGCGATTGCAATGAATGTCTTTTCACCCGAGATTGTAATATCTGTGATGAAACCATTAGCCTTATCAGTGTTTATTTTTCCTGCTGACACTGTTGGAGCACCCACAAGCGTCCCACTAATACCAGATATTCTATTTTTTATGCTTTCAGCCAGTGTTCCTTCGAAAGACCAATATCCTATTAAGTTTTCAGCCACAGGTAATAGTGATCCAATTTTCTTTGTAAATGTGACGTTCTTAATTTCAATATTTAAGCCCATGATATATCCCCTTAATTGATAATATATTCAAAAATTGGTGTCCAGTTATGCATCGGTTTGTTAATGCCGGTCGGGTCGAAAATTAAATTATTGCCTTGTGAATCACGTAAATTTCCTCGCGGCCCCGTTGTGCGATTTGGTGATGCAGAGGGTGTCCATGCGTAGCGCAGTTTTGCTCCAGCGGGAATTGCAGTTGCTGCAACAATTTTTACCGTATCACCTTGAGTTATTAATGCAGAGCTGATTGTAATTGCGTTATTTGAGCTATCAACAAGACTAAATCCGTAGTTTGTATTCAGTGCGATATGCGACGTATCAAAAACAAGCGGTTGAACAGGAACATGAAATTTAACTTCAAGAATTGCGCCTTGTTTTACGTGTGAAATCGGATGTACTGGCTTCCAATCCTGACCATCAACCAATACACGCTTATGCACTAATCCGATATATGCACCCATCCATTTGCTAGATATACCATCAACGTGATAACCATCCTTATAATCAAAAATATAAAGCGGGCAGGCTAAATACACATTGGAATTTTCAGTAATTGCAGCTTGATAGATCGCCAGTTCAATGTGTGGCTCAGTACGTCCAGATGTCTTGAACGAGCATAGTTGAGTTGTGATAACACCATTAAGCGACAAGTTGCTATCAAGTGTTTTTAAATGAGCGTCCACTAATCCGATTAAATTCTGTAAGCGATCCTTGTACTGCTGGATAGTCACATTACTGCCCGGCTTGTTGTCTTCCTCACCTTGCACCCAGCCCATTAGCGGCATGCCATATGTCAGGCCTTTCGACTGACATAAATTGAATGCGTTGGTGATAGCTGGCTTTAGGTTGTTATTCAAATATGTAGTGGATAATGTGGCAATAGACATACCGCCTTCACCGCAGGCTGTCCCTAGCAACTGGTACTTTTGCTTATCAAAGGTAATGCCATTCTCATCTTGAATGAGCTGCTTAACGGCATTAGTAGCTCCACCGCATGGGGTTTCATACCCAACATATCCACTAATGTCCGCAGCCTCTACTAGGGGGATAAGATCAGCGTAGAAGTTGGGTACAGAGTAAGACGGATGTTGTGGACGTATACCACCGCTAAACATCAAATTATCAAATTTTTGAACTGTTGTTAGAACTGGAGTCGAGTAAGCTCCTTGCGATAACGACTGACCAAAAATTTCAAAGTGAACTACGTTGTAGGCATAACTCCCCACCTTTTTAACCTGACCTACAATTTCTGTAATGTCCTTCCCGCCGACTTTAAGCTCCCTAGTTTCAATCGCTGCAGCGACAGTTACGCCTTCATTCGTGACAGCTATAGGGGTATTTCCAGAGCTATCGGATATCGCCCATGCATGCTCACTTTTTCCAATTACTGCCTGAGGTGTGTTTAGCTTATTAGTTTCAATGTCATCTACTGCAACAGTTCCGTCATTTTTAATCCCAAGCGCCACATTGCCGTTTTTATCAGATAAGGAAAATGCGTATTTACTTTCGTCCTTGAAATCGTCGAGTTTTTTCGTCTTTTCATCCGCATAGCCTTTTGCTTGATCCAAATCACTCAAGCCAGTATCTGTCCAAGTCCCAGTCACCGGTGTCACACCCTCAGCACTGGTACGCTTCCAGCGCCAGATCTTACGGGTATCATCCGCACGTGCACGCATTTCAGATACAGCGGGAAGACTGGCTTTTAATGCGGTTTCAGTTGCATAGCCGGTGTAGAAGCCTTTGGCGATGACATCGTCGGCTTTGATATTAAGTTCTTCAATAGCTAAAGGTAAGGATTTAAAAGGTGCACCATAGCGTGGATTCACTATCTTTTTTTCATTAACCGCTTCACCTGCATTTTTTACGTCAATTTTTGCAGCTTCAAGTTCCTGCTTTGTCACGATGTCAGCCATGCTTTTCTCCAGGCATTAAAAAACCACCCGAAGGTGGCTGTTAATCTTTAAAAATTTAGTTAAAAGAAGTCGTGATCTTGTTGGTAATATCTGGCGTCATAATTGACCGCTTTAAGTGAATTGGTCATTTTCCCGGATGGTGACATCTCAGTGACCAAGAAGGCTGATTTACCTGCATTCTCGGAGTTAAGGATCTGATAAGTGGTTTTTAGATACCGGTCGGATTCCACCACAAGCGAATCGACTGGCGCACGACTCAAGACAACTTGGTTCGTCATTTCACCTGCTATGCAATCAATCATATCAACAGAGCCGTTCGGCATTTGCAGATAGATTTTCTTAACCTGATTTTGTGAAAATTCTACATTTTGTGAAAGTGTTAAAGTTAGGCCATCGACCGAATTTACTTCACCATCTTCCGTACCAAGCAACGTGTTATCAGCCACCAAAATCTTGTCATTTCGCGCAAGCAGATTTGACTCATCCAGTGCATCAAACTGACAAGTGATACGTTTAAATAGCAACTTGTTCCACTCTCGCCATGCCCGGGTTTTAGCCTGCTCATCAGTACGAATACCAGTGGTTTTGATGGTCATCGGATTATTTGCAGATCCATTCTCAGGAATAGAATATTTGATTCGCGCATCATCAACCGGACTGGTGTACTCAATCTCAATACCGTCATACCCTTTATCCACCCGGTTTGAATAAGACCGTTTTTCAGATTTCGGCACCTTATTGCGATGATTAAAAAGCAAAACTGCATTCGGTTGAGGTTTTTCAAACTTTAAACGCAGCTTCGATCCAAAGCGATAGGTTTCACAAAAGCTTGTACTTGCGATCATTCCTGCAATTTCTTCAAATGAAAGGTTATTGTCATCCAGGGTATAACTAAACTCACTCGCTTTTGATGAACCAAAATAACTATTCACCTCTTGCTCTACAGCAAGTATTTGATTGATATCAATCTCGTAAGAGCTTCTGCGACCATTTTTACTATCCAAGGCGAGATAAATTAATGCCTGTGCAGCCGACTTTGTTGCAGTGAGTGCACCAGTACCGTTTACCGGTAATTTTCGAGTTACCAGCATGTTCAACTTACGCTCTTTCAATGACAAGGCCCCTTCAGTTCCAAGCGTTTTGGAGCGAACAATCGTTACATCACCATAGTTCAAAACCTTGCTTTTCGAAGTTGCATACACATCTTTGATTTTGGTTAAGTCTTGAGTTTTATCATTTTTGGTGGGTGTGGTTCGAGCAAGTCGAAAACGCACACGACCAGGTGTATTCAACTGAATACGTCGGGTTGTTCCAAATGGGCTTTTTGAACTGTTCGTAATCGTAAACAGTTGTGAATAAATTTGACCGGTAGGCTGGTTATCCTTGGTGATATATTGATATTCAACAAGCACGGTCATGGTGTCATTCCATACACCACCCTTGGAGTCCTGATAGAACAATCCATTTTGATAAAACAGATTAAAAACTAATTCTTCCGTGTCTTCCAAATCCAGACTGTACCAACCCACCCAACTGTTATTCAATTTATCCAGTCGAACGACTAAGGGCTGGCTTTGGGTGTTTTGGTTTGGTAATGAATTAACTTTAGCCCAGTCGCTATTTAACAGGTCGGGATTGCTTAATTTAATTTCATTTGTCGTTACGGATTCAACAATATATGTGCCGTTCAGATTAATTGAGCCACTGTTATTGGTGAAAAGAACATTCGCACCCACAGTAAAATCCTGCGTCACATATTGCCAGTTTGGGTTGGTCGCTTGGGCGTTCTGTAATGAAATTGCATAATCGAATCCACCGGATACAGCCGTTTTAGTTGTGCTGGTTACTTTGTAGCGTCCAGACAAGTCATAGTAATTCTCCACATAGGTTGGGCTTGTTTCTGGTGGCTCAGCTGCAATTTCGGTAATGACTTTAATTAATGCGCCCGATAAAACAACATCTTTAAAGTTATTCACACTCGCAATATCCAATGCTGAATGAATGGTCAACTGTTTTTCAGGTGTAAGTGTGATATCACCTGCCAGCGTTGCATCATCAATAAGAAACTCGGCACCATAAATACCAATTGAATCATTTACATCAAAGAGTGCATCAAGATTAATATAAGGGGATGCTGTTTTAATTAAGCCTGGAAACTGGAAATAGATTTCAGGCGATTCAATTTTTTGATCATTCGGCACATTCAAGGTCTGGCCATTAATTGATTTCGACTTGATTGAAAAACGAGGTGGCTCAGTAAACGCTTCACCGATTTGATAAATTGGCGCCCCCGTAATGTTTGTATGAGGATCATAAACAGAAACAGCCATGTCGGAAATATCATTAACATTGGTCTGATCATCTTTAATATCATGAATTTGAACATAACCACGTGTGCACAACATCAGACACTCTTCAATTTCCTTATTATTCCCATCGTAATAAGTAATCGGTGCTGAAATTAAATCAGGTACGGCACGTAAATGTCCAAAAATTTCAGGAACCCGCCCCCCCAATCTCGCCTGATTCTGTCGTGAAGCTAAATCATTATTTGACGATTGTGGTGCAGAAACTTGCGGTTTCGGCATCGTCATATAGGTATAAATACTAAATGCCGCCGATATTGCTGCAATTACATAGAATACAATTTGAATCCAGGCTGGATAAATTACGACATAAAAATCACCCTCTAGGCTTTGTAAATACTTTACTGAGCGCTCATCGAAAGGCGTTACATCGTTTTTATTGGAAACTGAATTGTGGTAAATGCGAGTGTTTTTGGGAAACACGGTGAATTGCTGTTTTAAATACTCACAAACGTCTTCAACACTTTCATCAGACCATGTTTCTTTGTTGAAAGGGTCTGGAATAATAAATACACGTTTCATTTATAAAACTCGCAATATTTATAACCAACAATAAATTCAAGTGGCACATACTGAGCACCATGTGCCGCCAGATGTAAAGCACAACCTTCATAAAAAAGCCCGATGTGGGTTTCAGTTCGGGCCGAGTTATACATAAAAACAAGACAGGGGCTTACGGGTTGATCAAGCCGGTCAAAACCTTCTCCACCATTCAAAAATTGATTTAATCGCTGTGATAAGTCTTCACCGGTAACCAAAGCCCATGCTTCACACGCAAGCTCATTACAGGTGTAGTCACTACGAAACTCACGATCAAGCAGATCATCAATCATAGTGTGCCCCGCAACATGGGGAAGCGCTCTAATGAGTACGCATCCCCGGTTCTGACTGAATTTAGTTCAGGCGCTTGTGCATCAAAAGTTACAAGCCCTGTGCTATCTTTATTCATACTGACGATATCCAGTGTTTGAATGATCAACATAGGTGTCGTTAGATCATCATCCCGATACACCCGGTACTTAAAAGTGGGCGGCACATTGTCAGTCAGGTTTGCATAGGCTTGGATTAATGCATCGTCATAATCAGCCAAAGTAATGCTAAATACCTGGTCCAAGTCGTTGGTGATGTTGTTTCGGCCTATTTCCATCTGCTGAAACTCATAAAAATAGTCGAGACCGTCTTCATGCTTTACAGTAATTCCACTTGTGTCATTTCTGACATAACGAAACACCTCGGGAAAGCTTGAATGCGCTATCTCAATGCAATCAAGCTGAATAACGCCACCCTGCGCATTAAGAAAAAAAGATACATAGTCAGTCACCTAAACCCCCAGTGCATTTGGAAAATCTTTATTCACCAATTCTTCAAGCGGCTCAAAAATGTCGCTGCCTGAACCAAGCGCCACAAGCGTGTCATCAAGTGTGTCGTCACGTAGTTTGGCTTTCACTTCCAGAGTTGCAGAGCAGGTATAAACCTTGGCCTCTTTTGAATCCAGCCGAAAGCCTGACTTGAAAAAACATTCATATTCTTGCAATTCGGCATCATCAATAATTAACGAGGCTAAAAAAGGTTGATTTGGATTTCTCTGCCAGACATTAAAAAAGGCCACCAGATACTGATAGCCTTTTTCACCAGTCACCCAACTTGAGCTAACCAGGTGGGAATTCCCTCTCACATCCCTGCGATATCGAGATGGACCCCCATCCAGCTGCTGTTGAATCACATTGTTTCCGTGCTCAACTGTGTAGCCACTTTGCCGAACACAATAAGCAAGTTTATTCATATTATCTCCGTGCTGTGGCATTGGTGTTTTGAGCTAGGGCCTTACGCACCTTTGAGTTTGGTTGCTGCAATGAATTGACGATGTATTGCTCAACCATATCAATCGTTACAGTGCCATCATCTGCAGTGGATACATTTGCTGTTTGACCAGGTAAGGTATTGATGATGATTTTTGGCTGAACCACTGCCGCCTTCTCACCCAAGCCCTTACCCGAGTTAATCGCATCAAGCGTACCTACGCCCACTCGCTTGGTTGCAGCTGCGTTTAACACATACTCTTGACCGTGGACTACGCCTGCGACATCCGATGTTCCATAGTTGCCTGTATAGCCACCAGCTTTGAAGCCTTCTGTATGAATGGCTTGAATATTAGAAACAATAGAAGCGGTTTGTGCTGCTACTGTTGCCATGGCTGCTAGATTTAGTGGCCATGGATTATTTGCCGCCTGAGCAATACCAGCTTGAATAGCAATCATCGAACGAGCAATAGCGAAAGACTTCTCTATAGTTATTGCTGCTTTATAGTATTTATTTTGCTCATCACCCTGTTGTTTAAACATTGCTGACATCGAGTTGGCTATCTGCTCACCATATGAGAGATTAAGCGACCTTTTGGCATCTATATATCGCTTTTCAATCTCTATTAAGGCAGCCTTATACTCCCTCTCTTTCAGGATTCCATATTTTCTAGCCTCATCCAAAATAGCTTCACGATCAGCCATTTGCTTTTGCAGTGCATACAAATCACCCTGACCAGTTAGGTCGGCGATTAGTGAGTCTGAATTATCTTGAGCCGCCTTTCTTTTTTTCTCATAGTCATCAGCGAATCTAGCTGCTGTTACCTCGCGCATAGCTGCACGCTGCTTAGCATCCGTAATTTTGTCTATTTCCTGCATCTCAAGGCGATATCGCTCCTGCATCAAATCAACTTCATGCATATATGCTTGTTTAGCCTGAAACAGTTGGGTTTCTTGAGATAAAAGAATTAAGGCTTGCTCTTGCTTAAGCTGCTCATCAAGCAGTTTTACAGCCTTATTTCGCTGATCTTTTGTTAATTCAATGTCGCGTGCTGCATAGAATTTTCTTTCATCAAAACTTTGCTTGAGCAATTCAGATTCAGTCTTTTTGAATGCACCATAGTCATCAAGCTTGGTTTTTAAAGCATAGTTAGCAATCGCAATATCATTATCTGCACGTGCTTGGTATTCAGCTTTGAGTTCTTTGGTGCGTTCAGGTGAAAAGCCAGCTTTATCAATCTCCTCAAGCTTGTCTTTAAGATTTTCACGGATTTTAGTTACTTCATTTGCAACATCAAGTTCAAGGGATTTTTGTAGGTTGGCTTGCTCCTTCAAAAATTCTGAATACTGCTTAAGATCATCAATCGCATCAGCTGAGCCCTTGTTTTTTAAAGCCGATCCACCTAGGCCGACAATCCACTTATTTACTGATGGGGCAAAGTTAGCCACTTCTTTGTTGCGCGCAGCACTCCCTTTGACTTTCCCGCTTTTTGCAAACTGCGCAGATCCCGCAAGGCCAGCATTATGCGAGCGAATTGCAGCCTCCCAATCCCCTAGTTCCTTGTATGCTTTAGCTAGATTTTTTGCCACAACCTCTGCAATAACTGGAAGGTTTTTAGAATCAGCAACACTAAGTCCATTGTCCTTGCGATAAGCGTTTGTAGTCTGATAATAGCCAATAGCGCCGGTCGGACTAACTGCATTCGGATTGCCTTTAGACTCTTGAGCCATTAAGCCAGCAAGATAGTTTTTAGGGATACCGTACTTAGCACCGATACCGTCTAAATCATGCTTGGCTGATAATGTTGCTACTTTTTGCAGCATCTTCAGCTCTGCTTGGGTGTATTGGTATCTTTTCTCTTTCTCCTTGGTGATTTTCTTTTCGGCTTCATTTCGAGCATCAATTACATCCTTATTTTTTTGCTCAATATCAACAACTTTTAAAGCTGCTTGATACATCTCATTGGTGATTTGTATGCCTTCTTTTTTAGCATAGTTAGCCGCATCAACCATGGCTTTTACCTGCTCTTCCGAATAACCCTTCGCAAGCAAGCCTTTGGTCACATATGCTTCATATTCACGGTCGTAAAGAGAATCCTTAAAGCCTTGTTGTGCACGAGCAGCTTTTTGCGCGGCAGTTTCATTAGCATTTAGTTCTTTAGTGTTGCCTGCAATTTTGGATGAGGCATTTTGAGCCTCATTACCGGCAAGCTTTACTTCTATGCCAAAAGCCTTAAAAGCAACTTTCGAGGTATTGGCTTTCGCAGCACTCACATCATATTCTTTAGCTTGCTTCTTAAGCATGTCGTAAAGATCAGTAGGGATTTCCATTTCATTCAGGCGTTTGATTGCCTCGTCATAACTAATCACACCGCGACGCGCATCTTCAGTTACTTTTCTGGCTTTTTCGTTTTCTACCGATGCAGCACGAATCGCAAACAGGACAGCATCTACAGCCTCTTTGGATTTGCCTAATTGGATGTTCTGAGCAGCAAAAGCCGCGGTTAAGTCTTCAATTGCAGATTTTTTATCATTGCCTGTAAGTTTTTTTAACTCCTCATTGGTTTTTTGAGCAATCTTACCCTGCTCTTCAAGCTTTGCATTAGCCTCTGCTGTACGCGAACTCATGTACATGTAACCAGCAGCCAATGCAGTCACCCCAAGAGTGATTGCTCCAATAGGTCCGCCAATTAAACCAAGCAACATAGCGCCACGAGATCGGGCCTTATTGTTAATTTCTTGAGCCACAGTATCGGCCGCGGTTGCAGCTGTATGTGCTGCTGTGGCTTGAGTTGCTTTCGCTTCAAGAGGAATAACTGTTGACTGGACATAAGTAAGGCGTTGCATACCGGTCATGCGTGCTGCTGTGGCTTTAGCATCGGCCAGTTGCATCGTGGTAAATTGAGCGAGTGATGCAGTTCGTCTTACTTCGGCTGCTGTGATCTGGGTTTGTGATACCAGTTCTGCACGATCTGCAATTTGTTGTTGAGTACTTAGAACTATACTTGCTTTGACTGCTGCACCCTTGGTCAACAAAGCCGAAGTTACATAACCTATTCCTAAAGCCGCACCGGTGTTCGCAACTAAATCCAGATTGTCAGCCAATGTACCCAATCCACCCGCCAGCATACCGGTAGCACTTGTAGCTTCATTCGCCTTACCAAGGTATACAGTCACTTCATTGGATAGCTTAGTGAAACCATCCGCTAAACTATTTTCCATATTGTTGGCAAGTTTTTCGTTCTCATCACGAGTAGCAATCAAGGTTTTGATAAGGTCATTTAGAGATGCTTTACCTTCTGCACCCAATTTGCGGATTTCAGCTTCTGTTTTACCGGTAGTTTTCGCCATGTCGGCAATAACATTATCAGCACCGGTGACAATGGAAATCCATGCATCACCATCAACTTTGCCCTTGGCCATAGATTTGCTTAAAGCATCCATTGCGGATTGTGCTTGATCTACACGGGTCGCATTGTGGGTAAAGCTAAAAGAAAGAGAATCAGTTAGATCCAAAGTATCTTTTGTAGATTTACCCAGTGATTTCATGCCACCAGCCATACTCAAATAGACCTCTTGAGCTTCTCCAAGTTGCCGGTAAGTAGTGTTCGCAGTATTTAATAGGCGGTCTTGCACCAGTGCGTATTCTTCGGCGCTCTGTGTAGCATTACGAATACGTGCCGCCATTTGTGTATAACCATCAGCCATAGCAATGGCCTTATTGATGGTTAGAATGCCACCCATATACCCAACAAGGCTTTTAATCGAAGAACTCATCGCGGTCATTTGTGACTCTGCCTGACCACCTTTAGCTGTCAGGTTCGCCAACTCATCAGCAACCGCACGTGTATTGCGTTCAGCATTCTTAGAGTCAATAACGATGACCAAACGAGATTCTTGAGTCATTTCACTTTCCTGCGGGCAATAAAAAAGCCCGCAATATGCGAGCTATGGATTTTGGGTATTAAAAAACCCACCGAAGTGGGTTAATTTTACTTATGTGCTACCAGTTACTATTAACTGTTTGCTGAGTTCTAATTTTTTCAGCCATTTCATCGGAGAACTTGTTTAAATTACTAATAATTAAAGGCGTTGATTTTCTGCTTTCAGTAATTGGATAGTTTTGCGCAGGCATCCTTATGCCAGAACTCATATAGGATGGAGCGCTATAAGTTAGACTGTTGTACCCAACTCGCATTCTTCCATCCTTGGTGTCAACTCTGACGGTAAAATCAACTCTTTCATTGCCTGTCATTGCCAAACACTCCATCCCGCTACAAGGGTAGCGCATGTTCCCTTTGCCAATAATTGTGCCTGTGGATTTATCTTCGTACTGAATTACCGCGTTAGCAGACTGAAATGCCACAGCAAACCATTGTCTTGCCCCATCGTAAACTTGAGCCTGATTTAGGCCATCCAGTTGATAGATTTTTTCAAACTTTGCTGGCTCTACTGGTTGTTTTGGTGTTGTTGTACACCCAGCCAATCCAAACCCCAAAACCCCAGCAATCAATAAATTTTTCATGCAAATACCCTTTTTTATAAGTATTCACAAGATACTAATTATCCAGATAAAAAGAAACCTCCCAAAGGAGGTTGCTTTAAGTCCATTTATCTACTTACTTGCGCTGCCGACCAATACATCTACCAGCTCATCAATCTTAGTATCTGTACTTCGCCATTTATTTAAAGCAAACCCACCTTTGCCTTTTAATCTAAACTCAGCCTCGGAAACGATTCTATCTTCTTTCATTAAGGTGAATTTTGCATAACTCATGTATGTCACAAAATCCCATGATCGCAATGCTGTATAGTCCATTGTGGTTTCACATAGTGCAGCTTTAGAGGCTTGAGGATAAACCCTTGCATTAATATTGTATCTTGCAAAGCTGCGTACAATTGAGTCATCAAATCCAGCAATAATAACTTTAGGGTTATTGATCACACATATTTGTTTAACGGACTGTGGCTGAAATCCTTCATTATTTTTAACTTGAATAGATGTACAGCCTGTAATTGAAATTCCTAAAACCCCAATAGCTAATAATTTTTTCATACTACCCCCTTAAATTAAGCGGATAAGATACTAATTTTAAGGGTAAAAAGAAACCAACTTACGCTGATTTCTTGCTCAACTTCTTATACGCCTCATCAATAAACTGGTTGTCCAGATCAAAGATAACCGCATTAAAGATATATCGATCAACAGGTGGTTCGTATAAATCACAGTAAGCATTCACGTCAGCAATACTTAGGGCTAATGGTGTACCTTGTTCATATCGGCGTGAACGAGCAATGGTATTGTAGGCCTCAATTAAAGCATTTGCAGTATAGGAATATGCAGGGGGATCAGGCAATTTAATACCCAATGCTTCACGCTGCTTTATTTCGTGTTCGCTGAGTCCTGCGTATCGACTGAGGTATTTGTGGAGTTCTCTGACTTTCCCAGAACTTCATCTCGGTATTTATCAGCTTCAGTTTGAATCTGTTCAGCTTTAACCCGGACAAAGGCGAAAATTACAGGGCCAATATCACCCATTTCAAGAAGTTTACAGGCATTTTCAGGTGTGCAAGGCTGCTCCACTTCCTCTTCATCAACACGAAAAGAAATTCCTTTCCAGTCTTCAATTAAGTGACATGCAGCTGCTTGAAACAGCAGTTCATGGAAAGTCTTATCCTGTGATGAGGCTTTAGATACATCAAAGCCTTTCGAGCTTACCTGGTTGTTAGCGCGCTCAATTGCCACCTGATAAGCTTTGTAAGCAATACCGCGAATCTTGAATTCTGCCAAAACATTCCCATCGGCATCCTTGTATTCACACCACTGGCTCACTTCTTTATTTTTGACAATGTTTACAACTAAAGCCATTTTGATTCATCCAAAAGAAAACCGCCCGAAGGCGGCAAGAATTAAGGTGCGATAATGCGTGTGATAGTTGGCGATACATTGATGTGGTTAAAGCTCACATCAAGCATGATGGTATCTTCACCACCACCATCCGGATGATTGGCTTCAGATACTTCCAGTTGCGGAAATTCAAATGCGTAGCCATTACCTTTACTATCTTCGATTGAGAAATTAATCGGCATAGTGTCGCGCGATTTCACATAATCGACATATTCAGCAGCTTGAGCACCAAAAATGAATTGGCTGCTTAAAGTAATATCCACCATCTTTTCAAGATAGGTTTGCGCTGATAGCTTTTGATTGCCAATACAACGGATCGCTTCCAGATTGTTGGAGATATTCAGTTCAAGCGACTGCATGCAGGCAGTGCCGACAATACCTTGTCCATTTACAGTCAAGTCGCCTACATTCAATGCAGATACCATGACCGCTTCTGGAACAGGAATTGGAGCAACAACCGGATTTACTGTAGTGCGCTCAAAGTCGGTACCAACAGGGCCAAAGGTCGCTGTGATTTTACCAGTGGTGGCAATAGATAATGATGCTTCACCAATGCGTACGCCACGGTAAATAAAGACCTGGCCGGTATCTGAATAAACTTTAACAAAGGTAAAGGTTTTGCGGACATCACCGCCAAACTGAAGAACATCGCCTACCCACTCATTCATAGCCACTGCTGACCAGAAGTCATCAAACAGGCCAACAGACAGTTCAACTTCAAGTGAACCGGTAATCTCAGCTTCAGTCGCCATTCCACCTTGACGGAAGCGTGTATCTGAAACACTGGCCGAGGCTTCCGTGGTTACTGATTCTGATAATCCATCTGTTACCCGACGTACTGTTTTCCAGATCGGTACTGCTGGCAATACTTCTGGGGTTTGCTCCACTGCATAGTAGAGGCGAATTTTGGCACCACTCGACATGGCTTAATACTCCTAATTTTTAGGCACAAAAAAACCACCTTTCGGTGGCATTGGTTTGGAATTAAATTGGCTATTCAAATAAGCAGGGCTGAATCTGCCGATCTACATTCGTAATCGCAGTTTGTAAGATATCTCTTTGTTTTTTCCAAGTTGATAGACCTTTACCACATGCACTGGCAATATCCTTTTCGCATTCTAATTTTGCGTTCAAAGCTTCTCGTTTTTGTAGCAAAGAGAAATAATCTGTTTGCAGTAAGGTGCGAGCCTCAAAAAAGGCTCTTACTAATGCTTTCTTAAATTCACGAACCTTCGGACTATTACGCATGTAAGTTAAAAGCAATGTAGCTTGCTGTTCATTAAGAGCTGCATATTCGGTATGGCGACCACGTGTAGACTGGCGATGCTCCCAATTCGACATTTCAAATGCGGAATTCGACATTTCAAATGTGACCAAACCAAACTCAGAAAAATCAGACTTATAACTTCGAACAAGTTGGATGACTGATTTATGCTGAACACCCAGACCGAGTGCAATTTGTAAAGTTGTGGTTTTGGGTACACCCTTTTCAACATCAACAATTTTTAAAACTTCGATTTTTGCATTCATATTTAACTCCTTGAGTTGTGGTTAAAACTGAGAGTCGAATGCAATAGGAATAACTCTCAGACAATAAAAAACCCTGATCTAATTAAAGGTCAGGGTTTGGTGAGGTTGGTTGTGTAATCTGGCTAGTTCACTCGGTAAGACACATTCACATTGTATTGATAAAAACTCATGGTTGAAGGGTCGCCGATTGCTGATGAATGCCCCGCATCCAGAATATCCGCGTGAAGCATCTCCAGATCGCCCACCTTATAGAACCGCATATGTTCAGCCCACTTATCAGCAAGTTTAGACAACTCTAATGTGCCGGTGTGCAATGGCGCGAATAACTGAATAAACACGATACCTGGTGTTCGTGTACAAGGTTGATCACCAATACTTGCAATAAAGGTTCCTGCATTGCTTACCGTAACTTTTGCCCAGATCTGTCCTACTGGCGGCTCGTATGGCTTTCCACCGACTAGAGGATTATTTGCCAACTGAATATTTGCTTTAGGCATTCCTGTGAACGCACCAACACGCGCAAGAATCGCTTGTAAGGCCTGAGTATTGGTCATCATCTGTATTTCTCGCAAATGTATCGGAATGAAAGCGCGTAGACACCATTAGGTGCTTGCTGACTGTGGCCCATTTCTAAAGCAGGTCCATACGGGCTTAATGTCTGGACATACACAAGACCGCCTATTTTCGATGTTGCTGCAACTTTTAAACCTTCACTTAGAGTTTCATTACCTGATAGGTCAAAACCCTTTTCATAAGTATTCTGCGGTGCATCCTGTGTGACTGTATGGGATGCTCGAAACTCACCATCTTGCACAGGTGAACGAACTACGACTTGTTGTAGAGTCTCGCCTACAATCTTTTTAAGGTGGTCATCCGAAGTTTTAAGCACATCAAGCGCAAAATTAGTCGGTTTGTTTTTCCAAGACATAAATTTCACCCATTAAAAAACCCACCGAAGTGGGCTTGTTATTAAATTGTTGGCTTTAACTCTTTTAAGGTTGGCAAGTCTTTTTTTATGACATCTAGGGTTTCTATTAGGTGATGTACATTTAATTTTATGGTTACTTTACTTGCTAGTACCTCATTTTCATCATCAGACTCGAGTCGAACTAGATCAGCTTTAATGAATAAAATTTGAAAATATACACTGGAAAGTTGCTGCAACAATGAATCAGCTTTATTTATAAATAACTGCCCTTCTTTGGTGTGATCATATTTAAACAAAGCTATTTTTCTATATGTACTTTTTAATAACCTATCAAGATCTTCATTATTTTTTATAATTTTTTCAACAAAATCTGCTCCTACAGTCCTTTGGGTGATATCCAACATAAGGTTTTCGGCTTTTTGATAAGCATCATCAATAGATGAATCCACATCATCATATAGATTCTCAGCTCTAATAAGTTTATGTTGAATTCGCCAGTCTTCAAACAGAACATAAGCCATCGCAGGGGCTAAAAAATACGCTGATAATGTTAGACCATCTCTTAGGGTTTCATATGCTACATCTCTATTAAACGGGTAATCATAAATAGGGTAATTACTTTGTAGAAAAAAACCAATAACAAGATACCAGAAGAAAAAAGTAAAAATACAATACCCAACTTTTTCAATTTTACTTCTTAACTGATTGTTTTGCATAAATCCCCCTAAATTTAGAGGGATATTACTACACCTTTCTCAACTGGCAAGTCCAAATACTACCGGTTGGATCAGCCCCAATATTCACAACCTTAAAGCTACCTTTACCAGTTACCCAAATATCACCAATCTGCGGAATACCTATAACTTCGTTCTGCAACACGATAGCTTTAGAGTCTGTCACCTGATAATCAGTTGGTTTGACCATATCTTTCAAATAAGAGCCAAATAACACACCACGCCCTTGATAGGCTTTCACAGTAATAATTGGATATGTCTGTGTCACAAAATCAAAGTCACCTGACTGGATTTCTTTAGAACATGTAAATGTATCGACAGCATCAGCAAGCTTTTTATCAAATGCTTTCGCTACCTTGGATTGAATTTTGTTTTTGATCATGGCTTTGACTCTCTTCAAACATTGCAAACAAATCTTGAGCGATTGATTGAATAGAATAGGCTTCAAATTCAGTACTTGGATTACTTTCACCCATTCGCTGTTTGATTCTTTGCCACACATGCACGGCCTCATGTAGCAGCAATCCGTGAATCTCTACAGATGTTCGCTCCGATGTGTCACCAATCTGGACAATGCCATAAGCACTATCTTGATAAAAATCTACCTGAGCACCTGCGCCCATCGATAAAAACTCATCAGATTCACTCATGTCATCAAATAGCAAATCCATGTGTAACTGATTCCGAGCCAAAGTGTATTTGACGTGCTGGAATGGTGAGATGTACCACTCAGGCACATAGTTGTTATTAATCATACCCGGTACACCTTAAAAGCGAATCCTTTCGGTTTTAAATCCAGTGAATCAATATATGCCTTAGCAATCTGCTCAAACTCTGACACCTCCCGACTATCCTCAGAGAATGTTTCACTGACCTGAACCGTATCAGCCTTTACACTCTCACTGGTAGTCTGGCGAGCAATTCCGGCATAAATCACGCCAGCTTTAATACCCTTGATGATTTCACATGCAGCATCTTTTAAAAGTGGATCAATTGGATCTGGAACAAAGCCAACTTCATTCCGCATCCATGTGTTTGCTAATTTGATTAAACGAGCCTTATCACCATCGTCGGCAAAGTCTGCCCCAAGGATAGATTCAGCTTCGGCAATAGTAATAAAGCTCATGGATTATTCCTTTGGCTGTTCTGCTTTAGCTGCATCTTCAGTTGCTTTCGCAGCTTTGATTTCAGCAGCGGTTGGTTTTTTCGATGCTGCTTTTAGCGCTTTGATTTCTGCATCAGCCGCTAATAAAGTTTTTTCAGCAGTAGATACCTTGTCTTTAAGTTGTGTATTTTCCAAATCAAGCTTTTTAACTGCTTCACGTTCTTTATCGAGCTGTTCTTTCAGATCTACATTTTCAGCAACCACCTTTTCACATTCGGCTTTTGCTTCATCAATGACGGCTTGAAGTTCAGGTGTGATACCCACCTGCACATTCGCTGTAACGATATTAGCTTTAGTACGTGCAATCAGGTCAAGATAAGCTTGAGGTACATCACCAGCCACCTCTGCACATGCTTCTAGTGTGTCTGCTTCGTGGTAAGCGCTTGCTTTACGTAACGTATAACCCTTGCCCTGCAATTCAGCCACGTTTTCAGGTGAGAAATCATTGGTGAAATACAGTCGCTTATTTGATTCTTGTTTCATTTTTTATTCCCAATCAGATAAAGAAAAGCCCCTTTCGGGGCAGTTCAATTAAGCAGATTTAACCAACACACCTGCAGTATCTTTCACACTTGAAGCAATCAGATCCCAGTTTGTTGGTGTACCGATAGCAGCATCAGTAGGTGATTTACCACCGGCAGCTGTATCCCATGCATATCCTTTCACACCCACACCAAATGTCCATTCGGCTTGGTAAGTGTATTTGATATTTTCACTACCAGTAGATGGCACCAGTTCAGCATTAAAGTCATTGTTATCATTTACGACAACAGCACCTTCGACCAGACCAAGCGTGTTATAGAATGCAGTACCCGCATTATCACCAACCAGTGCCGGAGCATCCGTTACCACGAATACACGACCAAATGGGTCGCGGACTACGTTCACACCGTCATAGCGGAACAAGTTTTCAGAGTTGGTTAATGCGTTATCAAACAGGTTATGCATTGTGGTTGAGTGAAGAATCCAAGAACGAATCGCACCTGAGCGGTCGCCAAGCTTAGCAGCACCTTTATTCAGCAAACGGAAGTCCGCAGCATCTGTTCCCGCACCATGCACTGCGGCAGCATTGCTAGAAATTGCAGACGAAGCACCCAAAATACCGGCATTCAGCATATCGGCCAAGCGTGCTTTACCCAGTTGCTCACCAATAGTAATTGCGGCTAATTCAGGGTTCTGAAGAATCCAGGTGTATTGCTGCTTTTCATATTCCAAAGGCGGTGTACCAGCTGCAACCTTTACAGCAACATCCAGCATTTGTTCTAAACGCTTTGCTGCAATTGTCCCAGAGCCATACGCATTACGACGACGTACTAAACCTGCAATTGCTTTGAATGATGCCTCAATATTGAAGTCACCGCCGAAAGGCTCATTGATCAACTGAATTGCACCTTGAGATGCTTCATTGAACTTATCAATATCCTGTGCCACGGTTTCAGTCATTGCAGCATAGGTTTGCTTATTAAATACTTGTAAATCCCAAGGCATGAGCCTCTCCTTAAATTAAATTAGGTTTGTTCGCCTACCTGTTTCATGTAAGCAATCTTTTCATCTTTGGTTTTACATTCAGCCAGTGATTGAGGTCCTGACTTATTGCCACCATTGTTTTGAAATCCACCACCCGAACCTTGGCCACCTTTCAAAATTGAATCTTTGTATTGGTATCCGCCAACCAAAGTTTCTAAAGCTTCATCAAAGTCAGCGACTTCGCCTGGACGAGTGCGTGAATAGATTTTTTGACCATCAGCACCCACTGCCACGACCTTACCGTTTTCAATCTGGAAGTTTTTCCCAAACGTGGCTTGAATCATGTCTACGGGTACTGCAATGTTGTCTTGAATAAACTTAGAACGAGAGAAACCACCACCAATAAGTTCGTTATGAAGTTGGGTTTGAAAAGCATCACGTTCCTGAACAATCGGAGCGTATTTATCTTCAATTGCTTTAATTGCTTCAGCTTTTACTTTTTCGACTTCACCGGCATCCACCAGTTTTTTATCGTCGAAGTTTTTCAAGGTTTCTAAAGCTTTTTTAGCTGCAGATGGATCTTCGATACCTTCAAAACCCTTAAGCTTTGTTTCCAGTTGCTCTTTGGCTTCACGATGAGTTTTGGCTTCACCATTCAGGCGTGAAATCGTTGCAACCGTGTGTGCTGCATCGTGCGGTGCCTCTTTGCCATCCTCATGAATGTAGATTGGTTTATCCCCATCTACTTCTGCATAAGTCTTACCTTCGATAGTCACTGTTTTAAGTTTCATAAGTCATCCGACCCTATTTCTAAAATGAGCATCCGCTCGTTACGCTGTCTGCATCCGCTTTCAGCAGGCAATAAAAAAGCACCCAGTTGGGTGCTCTATTTGGATTTGGTTAATCGTTTGTTTCAAAATCTCGAATTTCTATTGTGTAAAGCCCACCACTATGGATTGATAGTGAGAAGTTTTTTATCTGAATGGCTTCCCTGAAATCGCTATCTAATTGGAGACATAACTCCGTGTGAGATTTAAGCTCCTCATCCGAACAATTAAAATCCAGTAAGGGTATTTTCCCTAAATATTCTCTCGCCACTTCCAGCGCATTAAAGGCCTTACCTTTGTCTTGCGACCGATAAAAAGCATGAAAACCTTCCTCATATTTTTCAAAGGTTCCCACTTCGTAAATTTTTATCATTGGTCCAAACCTTCAAAATTAAGCCATAAATGATTTGCTGTTCAGGTGTGGTCATATGAAATAAGCTCCGCATGCAAAGCCAATCGAGAAAACCACCGCAATAATAATAAAAAGCCAAAGATATACCGCACCCATCACGTCAGCCATAATGTACTCCTCATAACCCCACCGCCTCAAAAGTCTTTTTATCTAAAGCCTTAAGCTCCGCCAACGTATAACCACGCTTATTCAAAGGATCAGCAAATTTATCAATGCTGTACTCACCTTTCTTGTAAAGCTCATACTTCGATTTACCCAGCCAAGTACGTTGAAAGAACTCATCTGACTGTTCGAAAAATTCCTTAAAAGATGTATTGGCATCTAGCTGACCGATCAGATGCTTGCGCTCATCTTTGGGAATGTCTTTTACCTTGCGCTCATCCATCACAAAAGGTCGCTGCCCTGCAATATCCCCATCCTTATCACACCCCACATAAGTTGTACGGTTATTAGGATGCACTGGAAAGCGCGGTCTAGTTGGATCATCAATGTGATAAACCTTGCCATCAATTGAAGCGCAGTACTTGCAGGTGCGACCATCCAAGGTTGCAACGGCTTTGACATACTCATAGCCAAGCGCTTTATACACATCGATATAAGCAGCATTAGATACGTGACTTCGAGCTGTTCTTACTTGCCGCTCAATGACGTGGCGTTCTGATTCAAGCAATCCATCTTTATAATCAAGCGACTTTCGCCCCTTAATTCGATTGATGATCTGCTGATTGGTCTGGCCTTGTGAGAATCCATCACGAATGACGTACTCCACCTTCTTACGTAAACTGGCAGCAATATCAGCAAACAGGTAATCAACCAACTGGCCGCCAGAGAAAGGTGCCTTTTTGGCTTTTTGATACAGTTTTTCACCATTGACCTTAAGTGTTTCACCCATCAGAGCAACGGTATAGCCAGCCTCGTAAACTGCCAAGGCAATAGCGGATTGCTCAAATATCGCAGGTAGTTCTGTATTTAAAGAAGAAAACCACTCATTTAAAGTGACTTTAATTTCTTCAATATTCCGACTAGCTTTTGCTCTACTTGAGAAGTTAAGACCTTGTAAGGCTTTATGCTCTGATTCAGTCAAACCTTCAAGCAGCTCACTTAATTTAAGCAGTTGCTCATTGGATAATTTATCAAAGGCTTTAATTAGATCATTTACGTTTTGGGATGATGCCCGATACAGATAAGCTTGATGTTGAGACAACGCATCAAGTAAGGCTTTTTGCGCTGCAATATTCATCAAATCACCCCATCATTCCGCTGCTCTATTTTCTTCTCAATTTCTTCCCATTTTTCTTCTGAGAAGATGCCAGTTTGCTCATACTGATACCAAACCACCCAAGGCAAGTTACCTCCCACACACGCCTCATAAAGACGCTTAGCACGTTCTTCACTGAATTTAGGCTTGTTGAAGTCTTGCGAAATAACATAGTTCAGCTCATCAGAACTTAAATCATGATTTGGCAATGAGAACTTCGCACACCAGCGTAAAGCCATTTGAAAGGCTTCACTGATATTTGATACGGCGAGTGATAAAACTGAATGTTGCACAGAGTCTTCATTATCGGCTTGAGTCGCAGTTTTATTTGCCGATCCAACCTCAATAAGTCGAGCACCCATTTCTTTCATCTGTGCCCATTTATCAGTCATGAGGGTTTTGGCAAGGTTATTTTCTTTTGCTTGAACAATCTCAACCTTTGTTGGGAATCCCGAACGTCCACCAATAGCCAAGCCATCCTCTTTGATAATCTTGTATTGCTCAGTTGTAATAGCAGGCATTGAGATGATTGGTTGACCCACAATAAAACCTGATTCTTCAACATCAGCACTATTGCGATAATGTGCCAGATTAATATCAGCAAGTTCCAATAAAGGCGCATTTCCAATCTCATCCGTATTGTCTACAGCACCACAAAACGTGAATGGAATATAGGACCAAGTTTTGCCGTGATAATCAGTGGGAATATATTTACTCCCTTCAATCCATTCGCCCTTTTCATTCTGCGTATAGATTTGAACTGTATACACATGACCCGTTTCAGTTTCTTCTAAACGTAATACACGATACTGATCTTTAATTTCACGACCAAAGCCATCAGCACTTCGAGTAGCTACAGATTCTCGAATCTTCACAAACGAAGTCTTTTTCTGATTACCGACAATAATATGGTCCCAGTCCTCAACCGAAGCTGCTTTCAAAATATGAATCATCGGGAAAGCATTTTTTAACTTGTCCTCAGCACGGTTTCGAGAAGGTGCAACTTGTGGATAATCTACATAAACACCACAGCGATAATGCTTTGAAATAAGTCGCAGTGAGTGCTGTGATGCTTGATAAATACTTCGACCTGAACCATCTGCGTTTCGATCTAGATATTCCAAATCATCTGGACGCTTAAAATCAGGCAGCTTATTAAATGCCGATCCAACATGACTATTCAAAGTTCGTCCAGTCACACCATAAAATACAGCACGATCTAAATACTCTTCATACCGATCCTTATCCCCATTCCCAAAAGTAATAGGAACGGGTAAATAGGTTTTACCCTTTGCCTTTACGGCTTCCTGACCTTCACAAACATCATCTACTTTTGTCCAAAGATTAATGTGCTTGAGATAATCAGCATGTTTTGAGGTTATGCCTTTCATCTTTTTCTTCCAAAAATAGGGATATCGATTCTGGTGACTGGTTTGATAATCGGGAATCTTTTTGCAAGCGGATAACCACCAGCATCACCAACGTGATCAAGCCCAGATTTCTTATCTGGCATACCAAAATCGTCGTAAACCTGTTGCTCTAAGGTTTCAGTAAAACGTGGACATTTATTCGTATTCACCAATAGCGTACGTTCATTATCACCATTTAGAATGAGCGCATTCACCGCATTAATACGATCTTTAATGGCTGGGTTTGTTCCATCAACTTCAACTGTAAATCCTTTATCACGTAATATTTGATGATCCGACTCACTACTATTTTTTGATGAAGTCGATTGCCCTGCGGCATCTGGTATTACCGTCATTTCATGAAATGGAAATCGCTCTATGAGTAAAGTAGCCATCGTCGGTGTATCGCGGACACCAACCATTTCATCTAACGCCAATGGCTTACCCTCACGAATAACATAAACCACGGCAGCCATTTTTAAGACGTTGAAGTCCATCCCGATGATCAGATGTTCACCTGATTTAATTTCTTCATCGGTATGATTTAGTTTTCGATCAAAGTCTGGATATACGGCACCACTGGTTAAGTTGACGAATTGCCCACGCAAATATGCTGAAATCAATTGAGGTGGGTAGGATTCATATAGCGATGAAATATAATCATCTGGCAAGTTGGCTTCATTGTCATAAGTAGAAGCCTGAATCATTCCATACAGTGCACGCTTTGCAGGGGTTAAATTCGCCTCTTTTACAAACTGCTGATGCGTGAACTTAAATCCCTCCGGTGTAGTTGCAACATCAATACCATTTATAAGACCAGGATGTTTCACACGCATACGAGCGATAATTTTCCGCCATGCTTGCTGGGCCTTTACGGTAGGCATAACATCCAGCTCATCAATCAAAGCGTGGCCAATCTTAAAACCTACAATCGTTTGAGGCTTCTCCATAGATCGACAAATAATTGTGCTTCGATACTGTCGGCCATAGTAGATGTCCACTTCTTTATTTGATTCATAGATCTTGGTTTTCAATCCCCAGTCAAATGCCACCTCATCAATGGTCGGAAAGAAGATGTCACGAATCTGTGGATATGTTGGTGCAAAGTAACCTAATGGCACCTTAGGAAATTCCCAAGATTTATCGCATAAGCTTGAACAACCCACCCAAGTTTTCCCAGACCCAAACCCTGCGACAAATGCGCGGAACTTATTTTCAAGCTGTAAAAAGTTAGCCTGAGGTACATTCAGGGTCGGATTGATGTTCGGCATTTTCTTTACTCGCATCTACAACCTGAATGGTTACTTTGACTGGAGTAGGATCATCAGCCCCTTCACCATCACCGTTTTTAATCTTGTCTATTTCCAACTGTTTAAGCTGTGCATCCAGTAATTGAATTTCATAGCCATGCATCTCATCTTTAAATTGCTTAATGATGTTCTGCTTCATTTTTTTATTCTTATTCCAATCAACATACATTTTCTGAAGTTCATTTAGGCGGACTGCTTTATTCGCCAACGGAATGTCATAAATATTGGATTTAAAATCTTTCCTAGTTCGTGTAAAAAGATCCTTTAGTTTTTTACTTAGATTCTTACCAGTGGGCTTGGTTGGGTCATAAGCTGAAACCTGCTGACGCTCAATTTCAATGCCGAATTCTTGTTTTACAGCATCAGCTACCTGTTGAGGTGTATCAAAGCAAGCAAGAGACTGAACTATAAAGATTTTTATAGGCTCCCTTAGTGTTGCCATAATTACCTCTTTGTAAAACTACGTAAAACAAAATAGGCAAAAAAAAGAGCCATTAGGCTCAATTAATCACACAGTTCCCACAACACGCAGCAATATTAGTTTCTGATACGAATGGAGCATTCTTGGCAATTTCCAAAAGTCGTTTTACTGACTCATCCGCACCCCATCGCTTTGTCTCACCAAAGAACACTTCAACATCGTGGCCAGCCAGATAATGCTTAGGTAGTCCAGTCATATCGCTATAGATGATTTCGCCATCTGCATCGCGTTCAACCCCGATGTGATAAAGCTCATGTTCAATCAGACGGCAAAACTCACGATCTGAAGTCTGTTCACAAAAAGCAGCATCTACAGTTATTAAGTATTGAGGTACAAAGCCAAACCAATCCCGCATCTGTTGTTCCTGACGTGCTTTCTTCCAGCCACCCTGGTTAAACATCACTTTTTCACATTGACCAAGCACCATACGTTTTTTAGCTACGGCGGCAGATGATGCCCAAGCAAATGCAAGGAATTCTTCATTGTCATGCAATAGCTCAGCAATATGATCGTGATCCGGGTTATGAAGTTCACCACCAATGGTCAGCCAGTTTTTAACTACCCATTCTTTTAGATCTACGGCGGGTGCCAATCGAATCGCTTCTTCTTCCTCAGCCTGGTCAATTAAATCAGTCGGTGGAAATGGTCTGATCTGGTCCATGTGATGCCTTTAAAGTTCTAAGCCAAGTTGTCGTACGTCCCATTGAAATGTCAGCACATTCAAAACGCATATATCGATATCCCATTTCTTCAGCATGGTCATAACGATCAATACTCCAGGCCTTTGTAGCAAGACGACCTTTACGACCACCCGACCATGGACCACCTACGATTTCAATTAACATTCGATATTCAATAAGGTGAAAATCAAAACGCCAATGTTTTGTGCTTTTAAAATGAAAATATTCTTCGTACTTAATTTCTATGCGATCAAGAATTTCTTTGAGTTGATTGAATGCTTCTAAGTATTTTTCACTTGGTTTAGGTAGTGAGCTGGTACGCGGTTTTGTTTTGATTGGCATTTTATCTGTTAAGGCTCTGTATTTATCCAATTCCATAATCTTCAGCCATTAAAAAACCTCCCGGAGGAGGTCTTGGTTAATCTTTTTCTCTGGACTGTTTTATTAAATTTATAGCATCGATTAATTCAGATTGATTGGAATAATACAATGTATAAGGTGTTTTACTATCCATTATCAGATGCAGATTTGGAGAGTTTTCAGGGTCAGCTGTGAAACTTTCAATCTTATCAATATCTATATGTTGGTTTCCGTATTGTAAAAACATTCTTCATCCTTTTTAATCATTTAAAGAATATTTATAACATAAAATCTATTCTACCCAACACCACTTCAAATCATCCGGTATGTTCAAAAATACATTCAACTGAGTGACAGTAAAATCATGTACACAATTCAAATATTCAGTCATCTGCTTAACGCTTAATTTTGTCGTACTGCAAAGTCTTATCACTTGCTCTGCAATCACTCTGTATTCTTCACATTCATTCTGCTTAAGCATTGCAATCGCATTACAGGTTTCAGCAAACTCTTGATCATCACGACGATAAATAAAAACTAAGAATTTCTTTTTAAACTCAAAATGTAATTGGTCTTTATGGGTGCCATTCTTCTTTTCAATTTGACCTAACCACATCCAATACAATCTATTTTGTGCAGTACTGCGGTCATCTTGCTTTTGATCTATCACTACACGCAAAGGCTTCTTTTCTTCTAATGCCTTGGTGTAATTGGAATCTATAAAGTTGACCACTTTATCAATGTCGGCATGGGACTGGATAGGAAACACGGCTTTTTGCATTTCCTACTCCTAATACATTTTGAATAACTGCCTGATCAACCAGATCAAAAGAATCATCATGATGACAAATTGAATATGCTTTACGATCAGCACTAATATCACACCAAGCACCAAGCCAATGCTGATAGCTATGAGGGTTTGCTTATCCATCAAAACACCTCTCTACCCTCAATACTCAACATCCGGTTCACCCTCTCAAGCATCTGCATAAACCATACTTTCGACTCATCACGATTCATGTATTGATATTGGTCTAGCCACTGGTGGCATTTCACACACAATGGAATGGTAAATTGATCATCTGCTTTGATGCCTCGACCTTTCCCATGTTCTGACCAATTGCTATGAGCCGCTTGTGATTCAGGATCACCACACTTCACACAAGGCAATAATCGAACCGCAGCTAATCGCTTAGCATCACGCATGCAGCATATTTCTTAAATTCTTCGACCATTCTTTTAATTGATTGATCTTCTTATCAACAAGCATCATTTCATCACGTGACATCAATCCGCGTGACAAAGCTTGCCATTTGGTGATTTCAGCTTCGTATTTTTCGATATTCCGTTTTGCTTCTACTCTATCCATAGGAAATCCCAGCCTTCCGGTATTTCCGGATAGTTCAAATAAGAAAAGAAAAACCCCTCAACATCTAGAATGCGAGGGGTTTTGTTTGCCGTAATACGTTCGGCAAGTTTGGAAAAATTAATTAATCATCTTTACCGCATTTACGGCATTCTTGGACATATCCACGCTCTGGATCGTAATCGAACTCATAAGCATGGAAGCAGAATAATTTTCGGAAGAAATAAATCATATTGTTCTCCTGTAAATAAGAAGCCTATTTAATTGATGCTAATCAAGTAGGCTTTTCAATTCACATCATATTGTTTTAGTTGTTAAGTTCTTGGAATAACTAAAATATATCATCAACAATTCAACTGAAAAGTATAGGAAATGCGAGTGATATGTATGGAGATGTTTAATTTGAGTTACTTTTCTTTCACTGTAAGAAATTTTAAATATTAAAAAAGCCCGATCAATTGACCGAGCTTTTTTTGCTATATCTGGGTGGCGGCATCCGATTTCAAACCACTTTGATTAAAGGAAGCCGCCATAGGTGCCCTGATATTGCTTACACAGGCATTTCTCAGGGCATTAAAAAAGCCCACCTTTCGATGAGCTTTCTATCAGTAGTGCGACTTACTTACACTTCGCACCACTATAACAGGAATATGCCATATCAATGACGTCACTGTCAATCAGTATTATCTTCTGGTTGTTCAAACTTATACGGAATAAATGGATATTTACAGTGAATGGCTGCTAATCCACACTTTAGGTCAAATTTAGTATCCATTAAACTCCTTGTCGGGTTCACCATGTTGGCAATTGAGCTGCCGTAAAAATATCGACTAATCACAGTGCTTAACCATCCATCAAGCACCTCTGATCGTCCTTGCATATCCAAAATTAAGCGTTGTACAGCACGAGCTTCGTTGTCCGTAATCTCGCAACAAACTTGGCTTTTCTTTACTTTTGGTATCGGCGCCTCATCATTTAACCAATCGGCAATAATTTGTTCTTTACCCGTCACCCCTTTAGATTTTGACTTTTTGACAGCCTCATCCATTGCTATAGCGATTGGATTGACTGAACGGCCGCCTACCCCAGAACTTGAACTCATCCACGCCCCAAATTGATACAACCACCCCTCTAAGTCATATTTCTGCCAATCCATTGCTTGCATAATAGTTACAGCTGCATTCATCCCAAACCCCTTAAACTTCGCTAATGTCTATGTCGTGTACTGATTTCATCAAGTGCTTTTTAGATCTATAACTTGCTAACTTTCTTGTGGCTGCTGACTTCACATCCTCAACAATCTGCACCCCATCCTTCAGGTATGTGAAATCTGCAAAATATCGAAGTGCAGGTTTAGCCCTCTTTTCACCTGCAATCTTTACTTTAGGTGCCAACTCAAATTTGACCTGACACTTTAAATCTTGAATTTCCCCTCTCTGCATTTGCGCTGTAAGCTCGATATAGCGTTTGTATTCCTTTTGGCTATCAAACTTCATTCCGTCCTTTTCAATCTTCACAGCGTTAAATTTGTTGCGTTTAACGGCAGTCTTACGACCACCGCCATACTGTTTGTGATATTCAGCGAGTGAGATTGATGTCATTGGCACCTCACAAATCGATCTGGTGCTTAGCAAGGCGAGCACCATTTTCTATTTGAGCTTCTACCTTCTGGCGCGTCTCAGTGAATGATTCACGCTCACCTCGTAGCTCATCCAGAATTTCATAGGCTGTGGTCCAGTTATCCAGCTGCACCATTGCGGACTCAACACCTTCCAGTAATTCACTGGCTCGAACCTGAAGCTCATCCCTCTCCTTCTTTACCTGGATATAACAAGCCTCCATGTTGTTGAGTTGGGATTTAAGGTCGTCGATGATGGCTTGCTGATCCTTAAGAACTTTCAAAGGAAATTGCCAACGGTACATACTTGAATTTCGCTTATTGTGTTCTTGATGACAGTCATCAAACATGCGACCAAACCAAATCTTGTCTTCAGGTGCATGCTCGTTGTAAAAATCGCAACAGAACTGTATGTATTTTTCTTTTAATTCACTCATCTCTCACTCACCTTCGTATTTGGGCTAATGTGATTACGGATATCGGTGCAATGGTCCGTGCGTTCATGGTCGGCAATTGCGGTGCGAAGCTCACCATGAGTAAAACCAACCGAACTTCTTTGCCACATACCATTAACAATGCTAATTTTCCAACTCTCTGGAACAGCATGTTTTTGAAGCATCCCATCAAGTGCTTTCGCATTTTCCAACCCCAACTTTTCGATTAAGTTCATGCCACCACCATCCCTTGAATGCGATTTAATAAAGTTGCAGCCGGATTCACTTGCTCAACCATTCCGACACACGTTGCAGTAGCCCATGCACTCACCGCAGTAAGTCCTTTTAAATCCTCATCCACTGCCTTGATCCACTGGTCAGAAACACCGGTCCAACGCAACTTCATGCCATCACGCTCAACTTTGATATGCTTTGCACCGCTAATCACTTCTTTGATGCTCATCAACTTGTTAAATGCCCATTCCATTTCATGCTCATGGATAGTTCCGTCATCAGCTTTGGCAGTCGTTTTAATCACAACATTCCAGATTTGTTTGCGGTCTACACGATGAGCCAAAAACAACGGAACAAATGAACCTTGGTAGATCTTCACCAGGTCATCATCATTCACATCACGATCCAGTTCTTCCACGTATTCGGCTGTGGATAGAATTTCCCAAGTTGCAGATAATTTTTGTTTTGTCTTTTTCATGCATTCCCCCCTTTCAATTGAGTTGTTTTAACCACTCCCGCCTTCAAAGCCCACTGCATACATTTGTCGCAGCGGCAACCCAATTTTCTATAAGTGTCACTGGTGCCATGGTTTGTTTTATGGACTTGGATTTCTGCTTGTTTAATTTCCCCACCATTCGCCAAAAATTTAGCCATTTCAGTTTCAAGCTCAGCACGCAATTTGCGTTTGTCCTGAATGTATTTGGCTGATTCACCAACGTTTAGAAATTCTTGTTTTGATAGGTTCATGCTGCACCTCCAAAAATACAAAGCTGTTTGGATACTGGTTGAGCAATGTATTGATTCGCTGAATTTACCGATTCAATTCTTGAGCGCATAACAGCAGCTCGCATTTCTTTGGTCGGTGGCATGTAGTTACCTTTCCACGCCTGGTCAATCCCGATATTTCGAGCAATATTTGTTGAGTCTGCAGACTCCAATGGCAGTTTTGAGAAGATGGCAGGGTTTAGCATGCGCAAACCATGCATCTTCACTAAGGGGTAGCCATCTTGATCACAAACAACTCCCATCATTTGATTCATGCGTTCCCACCACTCGTTTGTGCCAATTGCTGCAAACTCACCAGATGACCCGAGTGCAATACGGTGGTAATCGGCAGCAAGGCGCTCCAAACGATCAAGTGATTCATGCATGTGATAAACCGGCACAGCATGGTTTTTTGATACAGGACATTCAGCAAGTAGCGCATCGTTATCCGCCTCATTGCCATCAATCACATCTGGAATAACGATCCAGTCGCAGTGTGGGTATTTCAAACAATCCAAAGCAAAGTTATAAAACTCAGACCAGTCTTTAACCGGATTTCCTGATTTCCACGCACTGAAAGCACCGTTATCAATTGCAAAACTTTGACAAACTTCGATTGCTACACCCAATTGTTGACTATGAGCAAAAGATACAAACGCATGACCTTGCTTTACTGCTTCATAAGCTGCTGTCGCAGGTGTAATTGGCAAACCGTGATAATGCTTCACACCCCACCCCCTACTTGCCCTAAACGCTGATCCGCCCAATTGCATTCAACTACCGTTAATCCACCTTGCTGGAATCGGGACCAAAGACGATCACCTAAATCTTTTTGAAGTTCAGCCAATGTGAGATTTGAAATCAGCATGGTTGGTTTCATTGCGTCATAACGTGCGTATAAGACTTTGTGAACCAATTCCAAACGCTTATCCCGGTCATGCAATCCGTATTCATCCAGAATCAATAAATCGTATTGGGTGAATTCATAGATCACTGATTTTTCACTTGCGTCCTTCGTGTCCTTATCCCAAGCACGCATGATTTTTTGGGCCATCTCTTCGCTTGTGATATAGCGAACATACATACCCTTGTTGAGCAACGTGCGAGCCGTAGCGCAACTTAAATGGGTTTTCCCTACGCCAGTCTTACCCACCATGACAAAGTTGTTTTTAGCGCCAATCAGGATGTTTTTTGCGTATGAGATAGATTGGTTAAGTGAGTTTTTCTGTCCTGCATGCTGAACGATGTAATTTTTAAAACCTGATTCAGCATGACGTTCTGGAAGCATGGCACCTGCAAAATGCTTTTTACGTACCATCCGGTCGATTTCTTTCTGACGGTTTTTGTTTTGAGCTTCCACCAGGTCTATGGCGCATTGCGGGCAAATTTGATTTGGACCTGCTTGAACCTTTGCCATGTTGTGTTCAGTACAGAATGTTTGAACCTTCTGAAATCCGTCTGTAAGCAAAGCCATGGTATTCATATCAATCCCCATTTTTTAGCGTATTCACGACGTTCTTTAGATCTTTTATCAACACCAAGCCATTCAGCAAAAGTACAGTCCAGATCAGCATTTAAATATTCTTGATAGCGTTTTTGTCCAGCTGTTAGTGGGCGAATTTTCCCAATCTCAAGATATTCAACACGCCATGTTGGGTGGCAATAGGAATAATAATTTGACTTGTCTTTATCGAAATTAACTGTGAGGCGGGCACTATTTGTTCCAACAATTACACCAGGCTCACCATCAACAATGACAAGACGACCAACACAAGCGTTTACACCATAAGATTTATTGATGTACGAGAAATCTGTATTCATACAAAATCCTCCGGTATTTCAACGTGGGTAACTTCACCCTGAAATTCAGGAGTATTTGCCCATGCATCGTTGACGTTCAGATTCGGTTTGGTTTGGGTTGATTGACCAAATCCACCTTGCTGCTTAGGCTCAAACAGACCTTGATAGTTGCCAGTGATTGAAGTTTTCAAAGACTGATTACTGCCCTCAAATCCCCATTTCTGGAAATCCTTGTAAATCGTGTTTAAGGCATTTTTGGTTAGTTTGGTTTTTGCAGTCATCGAGCGACTAGAAACGTATTGCTCCCAAAGAGAGAAATCACAAAGGTTGTTAAATTTTTCTGAAGTCAGTTTGATTACTTCATCAAAAGATAATTTACGAACCTTGTCTTTGCGTTCGGCTTCGGCTTTTGCTTTCTGCTCAGCTTCAATTTTTTGTTGATCAGCAAGAATTTGTTTTTGAGTTTCTTGATATTCAAAAAAATGAACTTGGAGAGGATTTTTAGCACGAAGGGTATTATTTAATAATTCTATAAAAGTAATTCTATGGTTTAGTTCTATTGTGTCTACAGATTTTGTAGTACCTAGCACTACATTATCTGTAGTGGTGCTATCCAGATTTTGTAGTACTACAGATTTTGTAGTGGTATTACATTTTTTGAAGTGCTCAACTAAAGAAACCTCATTAATACGATACTCATTGCCCTTTCGATTGCTCTCACTAACAACTGAAATAACACCTAAATCAATAAGCTCTTTAAGACCTTTCCGCACAGTCATTGCGCTTATTTTTTTAGCCCCTTCTAGTTTTCCACCTTGAAGTTGAGAGTAACTTACATGGTCGGTTGTTTTGTCTTTGTAGCCATTAATGCGATCCTCAAGCTCCGCATACACATTTTTAGCAGCGTCAGTTAAGAATGGGCGAACCTCATAACGGTAAAGACGACTCGAAGGCACGTAGCCTCTCTCGAACTTGTCTACCATTTTTTTACCTTTGAATTGGACTATATTGTCCTCGTGTTTTCTGAGTGCTGTCATGCCCCACCCCCTAAACGCATCTTTGCATCAATTTCTGCAACACTCGCAGGACGAATGGCCTTTTCCGAGACACGACCTATACAGTGATCTGTTTCCCAAAACTCACCATCAAAGCGTTTGAGCGTGATGAGTTCCTTTACGCATAAAAGATCCAACTCTTTTAAAACAACAACATCGCCCGGTAAAAAATCCGAATTGTCATTGTTCGATTGTTGTGCTAAATTCATTTGCATATTTAAAACTCCGCAAGTGTTTTGAATTGGAAAAGCCTGATCTCTGAAGTCAGGCTTTTTCTATTTGTAGAGCTGATAAATACTTTGCACATTCACCTTTCATGGCTTTACGCAAAGACTGAATTTTGTGTTCAATTTCCTCTAGGATGCGATCTGTCTCATCCATTTCTGAAGGTGTCACCACACCATCTTCCAAAGCAGATAAAACCTGCTTATTCGCTTGACCTGCACCAACATTCATCCCAAGCAAAGATTCGAGTACGCTTAACTGGTGTTCCTTGCCTTCCGTATCACTCACTGACACTAAAACGTAGTTCAATTTGTGCGCCCATGCTTTTAGTACCGCTGGGTTCTGGGTGTAAGTCAGCATTGCTTCAAATGCTTTAAGACTTGGTAAGTGCTGTTCCATATTTGGATTGGCATAGTTCAAAGCTGTTTTGTGTGATACGCCCAATACATCGGCAATCTCTTTCGGCGTGATGCCATCAGATTGGTGCACCATTTTGTGCAAAGCTGTTTTAGTCTCTTTCGATATATCCATGTGAATCCTTTGATTAAGTTCACGTTTATCTAAAACGCTAAGTTATTGATAATTGGTTTAAGCGGTTAAGGCTTTAATTTCTTTTAAAGCTGGGCATAGGTCTTCAGCTTTAAATTTTCCTTGGGTTGCCTTCTCGGCTCTTGATGCGACAAGCTCGGACATATTCCAACGGCCAGAAACATAACCACTGATATTTGATTGACTAACTTTAAGAGCATCAGCTGTAGTTTTTTGATCGCCAAAATGCTTAACAAGATCCTGATATAAAGTTTGCATTAGCATTCTCTTATTAAAAATATAAGTAACAACCAAATAATATTAGTAATCTAATAATTAGTCAATAAGTATTCTTATTTGAAATATTATTAGTCAGCTAATATATTTATTAGAATTAAATGAGGTTCCACCCTAATGCTTAAAGATAGACTTAAGACAGCAAGGAAAAATGCCAAAAAATCTCAACTAGATGTAGCTGAGAAAATTGGTATCACCCAATCTGCATATAGCCAATTAGAGACAGGTAGGGTTGATTCTTCGTCTCACTTAGCTGCAATTGCTAAATATTTAGGGGTGGATGCTTATTGGTTACAGACAGGCATAGAAGGGAGTGCAATAACACCAATTGATGCTTGGGATGAAGACACGCCATTAGATGATGATGAGGTAGAGATCCCATTTTTTAAGGATTTTAGTTTTGCATGTGGATCTGGATCTATTGGTGAAGCGCTCAAAACAGAAAAACGAAAATTAAGAGTCTCTAAAAATACACTGAGAAATAGAGCAATTGATAAAAAGAATGCAGTTGCTGTCTCGGCTTCAGGGGATTCAATGAATCCCACTATTAAGGATGGAGATACTATCCACCTTGATTTGGGAAGAAAAACAATTAAAGATGGAAAAATATTCGCTGTATGTCATGGTGGGTTATTTATGGCAAAACGCTTATACAACTTGCCTTTTGGGGGTGTGCGTATTGTTTCCGATAATGCGGCAGAATTTCCAGAAATACAATTTACAGAGCAGCAGATCAAAGAACAGGAATTTGAAGTTATTGGTTGGATCTGGCAGATATCATCAATGGAAAGTTGGTAATAAAATGAATTTATTTAAATCAATAAAAACTACCATTCCATTACTGCTAACAGCCCTAATTCTAACTGGTTGTGGTGAGCTAACGGTAACGCAAGAAGATTACGACAGTATGGTCTATGAAAAAGACTTAAGGATAAGTGAGCTTGAGTCTCAGGTTGTGCAAATGCAAGAACATATCTCTAATTTGGAATCCAAAACGCAAGAGGTTAACAGTCAGTTTGAGAGACTTCAATCTGAGAATTGGAGAGACGTTGTGCCTGATGCTGAGTCAAGCTTGGATGATCTAAATAATGAAATTAACAATGGCGAGGACATTTCATCCTATTGATAAATAAAAAACTGCAATCCGACGCAAGCTATTTGCGTCTGGACAATAGAATTTCACTACAGCACATAAAGCCATAAATTAAAATTATCAACGAATTAATGAGAACATAATGATCGCAACACTTAATAAATCCAAAACTGCACTAACGATTAATCGTCAAGAATTTAAATTGGCATTAGAAAAAATTGGCGCAGGAATTGATAAACAAATAGCCTCGCTTAAAAAAGCCAAACAAAGCTATGACGCTGCGGAAATGGCACGCGAGGTCATTAGTGAAGCAAATATCTTTGAAGCTATTATTGAAGGCTTTAATGAAGCAGAAGAGACCAATCTAAAGTTGACTGACATAACCAATCTTGAAGTGGCACAAGGATGGATAGATGAGTTTTTAGAAAAGTATTCAGATTAAGTAGTGGCTGAAGTAGTGCGTAATCAAGATGTAGGCAAGAAAAGGAAAGTAAATGGAGGCCCGCTATATGCAACTTAAGGAGCAGCAAAATGGATCATTCACATTTACCTATTAATCAGGTTGTTAATCGTCTTAAAGAGGCCGCGCAGAAGAATGAAGGAATAGTTCTATGCGCTTCTGATGTAGAGGTTTTAGTCACCGGGCTTAGAAAAGGACGTTTTACCCCTGTATACGCCTTTAAAGATATTATTCGACTGACCAAAGAGGGAAAACTGAGTCAAGAGATAGGTGAGGAAGATTAACAAAAGCCGCTATATGCGGCTTATATCTATTAGGTTGTTTAAAAAGTAAGTCACCGGTGACTTGGGTGTTATGAATGCAAACAATTGAAATAAATTCCCGCAAGATCAGCCATGTGCTTTATCAGCACTTCCTGCTGACAGTAGTGCTTAAGACAGGTGAAAGGTTTCTTTACCGACTACTTGAATCAAGTACATTTACTAAATTTATAGATTCTGATGATAGGGATAAATTTTATAAAACTGAAATTGAAGCGAATAAAGAATTTAAGCGTATTCAGATTTTTGTGTGATTAAAACAAACTATGGATCCGATGTAGAACTTTTAAATGCTTAGAAAATTATCTAGGGGTATGCATGCGCGCTAAAGTAAATTGACCTTTTAGTCCATTTAAATTGATATTGGTTCTTTCTTACTCAAATATCAATCTCAAGATTTATTAATCACCAACAGTTTACTTAATTAACCAATTTCTCTTGCTTGGTTAAAGATTTATATGTTATTTTCCGACTAAGTTAAAGTTGGATGTAAGCATTAATGGAAAAATTGCTCAAAGAGAAAATTATAGAGACACTCTCGACAGAGTTTAAATCATCCGATTTGGCTCATTTAGTCAGCTGTCTAGATGAGAGTATTGCTGGTGCTACAAAGTTTGCTGTAGACCTTTGCCCCACCAAGGAAATACAAAAACCGTTTCTTGGTCAAGCGGAGCATTTTTGTATACAGCAAGCTGTTAAAACAGCAGCAGATCACTCAGGATTTGATTTTGAATTGCGGGAAACAAACCCTCAAGGCGCTCATTATCCTATTATATCTTCGAACTCCTTTATGATTGCTGTAAAAAAAGCCTCTACGCCAGCTTCATGGGCAAAGACAAACTACATTAGAGAGTTATCGACGTTAAACTTAATTCACGAGGAAAGTCATAGTGATTTGTTTAAACAATCTTATCCAAACAACCTAAACACAATGTTTATGATCCTGAGTGTATATGTTTCATCTGATCAACACGTTGATGCCACATTGCTAATCCCAAGTTCAGATCTAAAAAGGGTTCACTTTGCAATTCCATTAGATAAGGTTATTGAAGCATCGGCTTCCTTAACTAAGAACAAAGTTGTTGAACCTGTTGTTAAATTAAAGAAGCAGTTATCAGAGTTGGATAGCCCTAATATTGTTCAGCAAAAATTTGGTAGTTAAAATGAACGTCAAATTCAATCCATTAAGATTAATTGAAGCTCGCGAAGCTAGGGGCATAAAGCAAACAGCCCTCTCCTCAATTATTGGATATTCCACAACCTCCATTTCGAAATGGGAAAATGGGCATATTGAACCTGATGCACAGTCACTTGACGCCATTTCGAGTGCCCTAGGTTTACCAATGGAATGGTTTTTTCAACCATCTCTTACTGCTTCGTCTGTCTATCATTTTAGATCACAAGCCGCAGCGACCAAAACTGCTCAAGAAATAGCAAGAATTAGGCTTAGGTGGACAGCGGAGTTTGCTAATAAACTTGTTGAATGGGTTGATTTACCAGAAGTAAATCTAATTCCATCACCATCTAGAGAGAATGCGTTAAACCTTACAAATGATGAAATTGAAGCATATGCCCAAAAGCTTCGTGAACATTTAGGTTTAGGTGTAAGCCCAATACCCAACATAACTCAACTTCTTGAAGCATCAGGTATTATTATTGTTTGCGAGGAATCAGGCTTCACTAGCATGGATGGTGTTTCTGCGTGGATTGATGGAAGACCTTATATTTGGACTGCATCAGATAAGGCTAGTTGTGTAAGAAGTCGTTTTGATATAGCTCATGAACTTGGACACATTATCCTACATAAACACCTAACTGCTGAAGATTGCAACTCAATAAAACATAAAAAAATTGAGGATCAAGCCCATCTTTTTGCAGGCTGTTTTCTCATGCCACCAATAGCTGCATCCTCCTTATTTCGGGTGATAACACTTGATACACTTTTAGCTCAAAAGAAAAAATGGGGAATATCTGTAGGAGCTATGATTTCACAATGCTCTAATGTAAACCTCATTAATGAAGATCAGACTTTACGCTTAAGAAAAAACATGAGCTTCAGAAAATGGAGGACAAGGGAGCCTTATGATGATTCTATGACCCCCGAGAAACCAATTTTATTTGAAAAATCTATAAAATTATTACTTGAGCATGGTGGATTTAAGAAAACAGATATCATCTCTAGATTTGGATTACCTAGAGTTGATATTGAAAAATTAGCGGCTTTACCCAGTGGATTCCTAAGCGATAATACTGATCAGGAATTAGTTCAACTGAGGAGAACAAACCTTAAAATTGTTTAATGGTTAGTGAATACTTCTCCCCCGCTAAATCAGCGGTTTTATTGTGCCTAATAAAACCCCCAACCCACCCCAGCGGTGGGTTTTCTTTTATAAATTTTTGTTTATACTCAATAAGCTATCAATTATTAGAAGACAAACATGAAAATCAAAGTCATGATATTTGTTCTACTTCTCACTATTCTCGCCGGATGTGAGGACCAGCATAAAATTGTTGATAATTTTGAGTCTACGAATGCAGATTCAGTAATAGCACAAGTTCAACTTACACAATCAAATAAAAAAATTATTAGATTTGTAGATGAGCTTTATGATCCAAATACATCTGCACATGTGCGTACTCAAATTCTATGTAAGAAGTATCCAGATGAGTATATAAAAAATTATATGCCTGCCTTATTGCGACTTTCCCCTAGGGAAAATATGAAATCTGAATTATTGAATGATTTAGATTCTATTTTGGAATATTACAAAATACATTTCAAAATCAAATGCCAAGATTAATCTATATAGCTCCACCTAAACTATACTTTAAGAATTAAAACAAACTAAATTAGCCCGCTCTATACGGGTTTTATTTATTATTGAGTATAAAGATATATTTGTAATATACTTTTTATATTAGACCTCTTGCGAAAGTAAAAACCACCTCAATATAGATTTCATGAGATATCAGAAATTAAACCGTTTTTCAGATTCTGAATTTAAACGCCTGGTTGGCGTACCTCGACCAGTTTTTA